TGGGTAGAACATCTTGAAACCTATTGGGGTGCTTCTGAAAATTATAAATTTTTATCATCATTAGAAGGTACGATATCAGATAATTCTGAAATGACTGTTGAAGGTGAAAGGTTAATAAAAAATACATTTACTCTCGCAATTAAAGCCTATATGATACCAGAATTCACAGATAATCAATTAGGAAAAACCGCAGAGGTTTCTAGAGTGTTATCACCATCAAAGGTAGTATTTGGTTTTGAAGGTGACGCAACAAATAAACAAGTTGGTTTGGGTAATGATGGAATTGATAGTAATCTAATAAGAAAATTAAAAGGAAAAGCATAATAGTTAATATATATTTATATATAATAAATTAAAACACGGAGGTTATAAGCATGTCAGAAGTAAAATTCACAGATGATGAGTTAAGTAAGTTAAAAGAAATTCAACAAAATTATGTTAATATTCAAGTTCAATTAGGACAAATTGGTATAGCTCGTATTAGAATGGAAAGCCAATTAAATGAAATAACAAATTCAGAAATAGATTTAAGGAAAAATTTTGATAAAAATTCTAAAGAAGAAGCTACTTTTTTAGAAGATATTCGTAAAAAATATGGTGATGGTGAATTGAATCCAGAAACTGGAGTTTTTACAAAAAAATCTTAGATAATTAAAAATAAATGCTATGTTTGGGGTTTAAGTCATATATTTATATATGAATTTATATGCGTATAAAAGTTTCTAAAATCATATCAATAAGGAGAGTCTAAATGGCCGAAAAAGTAGTTTCCCCAGGAGTATTTACCAACGAAATAGATCAAAGTTTTTTACCAGCAGCAATCGGAGAGATAGGTGCTGCTATAGTCGGACCAACTGTTAAAGGTCCTGCATTAGTACCAACAGTAGTTAATTCATTTTCAGATTTTGAACAAAAATTTGGAACAGGTTTTAGGAGTGGTTCTGTAGGTGGTTCTTATTTTCAATATTTAACATCACATACAGCTGAAAATTATTTAAAGGCCGGTCCTAACGCTACTATAGTTAGAGTTTTAGATGGTACTTATAGTAATGCTTCAGCCACTGTACCGACTGGTAGTAGAGATGGAGCTGTTGGTGTAGCTACAACCTCCACTGGAAGTCATCATGCATTACCCGACCAGTGGGCTGGTGAAGGGTTCGGTGAACCTGGAACATTTTCATTTAAACTTCATACACAAGCCGATGGTGCTATAATGAATTCTGTTTCTGCATCTACAAATGGATACGAATATACCGGTTCTTGGGGAGGTGGTGATTCTGATTTGGGTAAAAATAATGCATTAGCATCTGGCTCGGTTCATAATCTTAGATGGGAAATATCGACAGTGAATCCAAATAAAGGTACATTTACTCTTTTAATTAGAAGAGGTGATGATACCATTAAAAGAAAACAAATTCTTGAAACTTGGAATAATTTAACACTTGATCCAAATTCATCAAATTATATTGCAAAGGTAATTGGTGATACAAGAAATGTTATCGCGGGAACTACAAGTGAACCTTATATTCAACCATCAGGTTCTTATCCAAATAAATCAAAATATGTTTATGTTGAAGTATTTAAACAGACACCTGATTATCTTGACTCTAATGGAGATATTAGATTGGTAGCTAATTCAGGTTCTCTTCCAGGTATTAATAGTGGTTCATTTACAGGCGGTTCAAATGGATATGCTGGATTTGATGCTTTAGGCAATTTTGGAGGAAGTGCTCCAGCTGGTAATTACCAATTTTATGAAAATATATCTACAGAAACTCAAGGATATATTCCAAATACAGCCGATGCTGCTACGGGATATAATGCTTATGTAAAATCTCTAAATCTTTTGAAGAATCAAGATGAATATGATTTCAATTTATTATTGTTACCTGGAATATTATCTGATGTTCACGGTAAAATTGTTACAAAGGCAATAGATGTATGTGAAGACAGAGGTGATTGTTTTGTTGTTGTAGATCCAGTTGTCTTTAATAGTGCTTTATCATCTGCTAAAACAAGAGCAGAAGCTTATGATTCAAGTTATTCTGCTATGTATTGGCCATGGATACAAGTACCAGACAACTCTACGGGTATTCCAAGATGGGTGCCACCATCAGTTGTTATACCTGGTGTATATGCATTTAATGATACTGTTGCTCATCCATGGTTTGCGCCTGCCGGTTTAAATCGTGGTGGAATTGATGTAGCGATTCAGGCAGAAAGAAAGTTAACTCATTCAAATAGAGATGATTTATATGAGTCTAATATGAATCCAATCGCAACATTCCCAGGTCAGGGAGTTACTGTTTGGGGTCAAAAGACTTTACAGAAAAAATCTTCGGCTCTTGATAGAATAAATGTTAGAAGATTGATGATTAAACTTAAAAAGTTCATTGCATCATCTTCAAGATTCCTTGTGTTTGAACAAAATAATCAAACTACAAGAGCTAAGTTCTTGAATATAGTTAACCCTTATTTAGAGCAAGTACAATCACAAAGTGGATTAAATGCTTTTAGGGTAATTATGGATGATACGAATAACACTCCAGATGTAGTTGATAGAAATATCCTTTATGGACAAATATTCGTTCAACCTACTAAAACTGCTGAGTTTATTGTGTTAGACTTTACTGTTCAACCAACTGGCGCAACATTCCCAGAATAATAGGAGAAGATAATTGGCTGAGAAAATAGTTTCACCCGGAGTTTTTACAAAAGAAATAGATAAATCATTTTTACCAGCGGCAATAGGTGATATAGGTGCCGCAGTTGTAGGTCCAACTGTTAAAGGTCCAACTTTAAGACCAACAGTAGTTGAATCATTTGGTGATTATCAAGAAAGATTTGGTGATGTATTTTTAAGTAGTAGTGCTACTACTGGTGAAGGTAGTTATTATAGACACTTAACATCACATTTGGCTGAGAATTATTTAAGATATGGTTCTCAATTAACAGTTGTAAGAACTTTGGCTGGTAGTTATAGTCATGCATCAGCTACAATATCAGCTTCTACAGACCCTAATATAGTTGGTGGTGGTACACCTCATAGTGCTAGTTTAACATTAGTTAGTAATTTATCTATGGCTACTGATGGAACTGCTGTTGATGCATCCGCTTCATTTTGGCATGGTCCAAATAATGCAACAGAAACTAAATTTGTATTTACATCTTCTGCTGCATTGGGAGCACTTAATGCTGCAGGAACTTCATTTAATACATCAACACTTATATATGTTAATTCAGGTTCAAGTCTTGGAGATTCCGCAGACTTGCTAAGAGATACTATAAATAATAGTTCTTCTCTTCATGGATTACAAATAAGTGCTAGTTCTGATTCTGCAAACAATACAGTAGGTATAACATCAAGTTTTGCTGGAACTCGTGGTAGAGATTTAGATGGATCTAATTTAGGTCAAGAACCATCACATGGTTCTAATGGCCCTGGATTATCAGGTTCTGTATATAACATAACTCATACAGCAACATCAATAACATCAAATCAATTTATGGGTGGTAAGGATTTTAATAGTGGAAGTCTTGAAAGTGGAATTGGATCTCCAAAAATTTCATTTAAATTACATACATTATCAGAAGGGACAGAACAGAATAGTGTAGGTCCTATAGGAACTCGTTGTTCTCTTGATTCCGGTTCAAGTAGTAATTTAAGATGGGAAATTTCTCAAAGAAATAATAAAAAAGGTACATTTACTCTTGTAATTAGAAGTGGTGATGATATAGATAATAGAACAAAACCATTAGAAACATGGAATAACTTGACATTGGATCCAAACTCTCCTAACTTTATATCAAAGAAGATTGGAGATACTGTTACTGTATTGAAAAATAGTGGAACTAATGATGTATATTTACAACCATCTGGTTCATATCTAAATGCATCTAAATATGTCAGAGTTGAGGTTGTGAATACGACACCGGATTATTTAGATGAAAATGGTAATGTCAGAATTCCAGCTGCTTCAGCATCTCTACCTCATTGTAGTGGTTCTGGTTGGAGTGGTTCATTTGGTGGTTCTTTCAGCGGAGGTAGTGATGGTGATATTGTACATCCATTTGGTGAAGGAGCTTATGAAAATATAACAGCTACTACTAATACACAAGGTTTAAATCTAGGTAGTGGACAAACTGGTGAAACATCTTATTACGATTCATTAGAATTATTAAGAAATCAAGATGAATACGATTTTAATTTACTATTTTTACCAGGAATATTTTCAGACACTCATACATCAATAGTATCTAAAGCTATCGATGTTTGTGAGGATAGAGGTGATTGTTTTGTAGTGCTAGATCCATCTCCATTTAAAAGTGCACCAACAACTGCTAAATCAGCAGCTAATGCGAGAAATAGTAATTATGCTGCTATGTATTATCCATGGGTTCAGATTCCAGATAATTTAACAGGAACACCAAGATGGGTGCCTCCTTCTATAGCTGTTTCAAGTGTATATGCTTTTAATGATAAAGTTAAACATCCATGGTTCGCTCCAGCTGGTTTAAATAGAGGAACACTTGATAATATCATACAAGCAGAAAGAGTTGTACCTATAGCAGATAGAGATGACTTATATGAAGGTAATGTTAATCCAATTGCTAGATTTTCTGGACAAGGAAATGTTGTATGGGGTCAGAAAACATTACAAAAGAAATCATCAGCTCTTGATAGAGTTAATGTAAGAAGGTTATTGATTAAAGTTAAGAAATTTATAGCAAGTTCGTCAAGATTCTTGGTATTTGAACAAAATAACAATGCTACAAGACAAAGATTTTTAAGCATTGTTAATCCATTTTTGGAACAAATTCAATCTAATAGTGGATTGAATGCATTTAGAGTTGTTATGGATGATACTAACAATACTCCAGATGTTGTGGATAGGAATATATTATATGGACAGATATTTGTTCAACCAACCAAGACAGCTGAATTTATAATATTAGATTTTACAGTGCAACCTACAGGGGCTTCGTTCCCTTCATAAAATACCTTTTAACTGAAAGAAGTTAAAAAAAGAGGAGAATTCTTGTGCCTTTTTTTAGTTTTTTTCATATTTATATATGAAAATATGTAACAAGTTTTTTGTTAACAGTCAATTAGGAGAAAAATGATGGCCGAATTATTAGAAGCTCAAGATATAATGTTTACACCCTTCGAACCTAAATTAAAAAATAGGTTTATAATGCAAGTTGATGGTATCCCAGCCTACATGATTAAAACTGCTAATAGACCTCAAATTACATTTGATGAGGTAACATTAGAACATATGAATGTTAAGAGATTTGTAAAAGGTAAAGGAACTTGGGCTGAATTAGAAATAACTCTTTACGACCCTGTTGTTCCTTCAGCTGCTCAAGCTGTAATGGAATGGGTTAGATTATCTCACGAATCTGTAACTGGTAGAGATGGGTATTCAGATTTTTACAAAAAAGAGGTAACTTTTAATGTATTAGGTCCTGTAGGTGATGTAGTTGAAGAATGGATACTAAAAGGGTGTTATATAACTGATGCTCAATTTGGTGATATGGACTTTGGTTCTTC